CCCCCCTAATAAGTATTTACGCAAATCGCAAAACGCAAATCGCAAAACGCAAATCACAAAACGCCCCGCCGTCGTTCACACGCCGCGCCGTGCTTCGTATGATGGGGAGGTGTGTTGACGGGGGAGGGGGACTGTGAGAGTATTCCCGCTTAGCCCGGCATGGCGCGCGGGGGAATAGATCGGGAATTGGAAAAAATTAAAATGATGAAGCGCAAAACATCTCTGTCTCAAAAGATGGACATGCTTATATCTGAATACGGTGTAATTCAGGTATTGAATGCTTATAAAAATAGTTGTGAATGTTTACATATGAAAACTTTGTCATCTAAAATATGTAAAATTTTATCTTGGCTTCGAGGTCGCACCGGATGACAAATCGCCGGTCCTGACGTTTACACGAGACAAAATAAACCCGCCGTTTTACGGGCGGGCTAAGTTGGTGCGCTTGGAGGTTAGTTCAAGTTAAAACGGCAAACCCATTCTCTTCGCACGTTTCCTATTTGCTTTTCGTGCGGCTTGCAGATGCAACTTATAACGTTTATCGTCTTTCGCCTGTTTGACCAACTTGCGCGCGGCGCGTTTGCGTTTGCTGAAACCGAACATTTCAATCCCCGTAGTGAAAACCGTTGCGGTCCTCATGACCATCTTCCGCGAACGCCACCATCGTTACGATGATCGCGTATGAAACGATAGCCACGAGAACCGCGAGGCACATTCAAAACCCCGGTGTCAGAAGCATGGCGATTGAGAATGTGAGAAACGCGACGAGAGCAATTCCGGCGATCTCAAAGTAAGGCATGTGACACTCCTATGGAATAGGCGGGATGGGTGAGACGATGACCGCCGTCCATATTTCCTTTGCCCATGTGGGCCGGATCAGGGAGACGATAACCGCCACTATCAACACGAGGATCGATAGTCTCACAACATTACAGGTTGTGCAATCAGAAAGCAATGTCATTTGCGAAGTGCCTGTTTAACAACAGTCTGTAGCTCACCGCGTCCCAAGAGTGCCAACCCTGCCGCGACGAAGATAAACCCCAAGATGATGACAACGGCTCGTACAAAGTAGGCATTGACGGTGTCCGTTAAAGAACCGTTACCACTCGACCCACCACTACCGAAAAGGCCGCCTAACGCGCCAGTGTCGTTTGCCGTGCCGGTGCCTTCCGGGTTGCTGCCGCCAGCGATGCCAGTTATTGAATTGCCAAACGATTGCAATTCATTCGACGATAGTAACGATCCTCCAAGATCAAACGCACCACCTAACGTCTGACCCTGTTGAACCAACGCTTGCGAACCATTTCCAAGCGATTGCAGTTCGTTTGAAAACGTGCCGCCACCGACTACCGCGCCGTTTTCAATGACTTGGAAGCCTGTCGCGTTCATTATCTCTTGTGAAATGTCCACCACAAGTTAACGCTGCCCGAATGTTGAACGGGTGTAGAGCGAGTTCGGATTTGTATATAACGAAAACACGTTTTGCCCCACGGGCGATGTCGTTTTCGACACCTGCGGTTGTGGGTGATAGGTGCCGGTCGGCGGCAACGGTGACGGCATGACCGGCGAGTATTTGCCGAATGTCACGGTGTCAATTTGATGATAACCGACTACCGGCGCGCGAAACCAGTTATTCAGCGTTGCAACAGGACCACTGGTATCGGGATTTGTGAACGACATTGCACGATCCTTAAAACAGATTGTCACCGGAAGGTGAAACCGTGTTGAACGCCGTCGCGCCTTGTGTCATGGCGAGTGTTTGCCCAATTTGTCCGCTTGTCGCTTGCGGGATGATGTCACCGACCCACGGCTGATAGGCCCATGGCATGTTGCCCAACAGGTACAACGGTCCCGACGTTTCACTGCCGCCAACGGCTTGCTCAACCGGCTGGACATTTGTCAATGATTGTGACGGCTCGCGATACTTGGCGATCAGCAACGCCACAAGGCCGATTGCTGCTACCGTTAGAACGATCTTTTCCGTTTTGTCCATGTTAGAACAGGCACCCTAAACCGTGACACGATGATGCGGCGGAAATCGCCGCTTGCGCCGTTTCAGCGTTGTAAGCGCTTTCCTGCACAAGAGCGCTCGCAACGCTCTGTGTCGTCATGATTGTGGTGTTGCTGGAGATCGCGGCTTCCTGCACCTGTCCGTTGATTGCGGCTTCCGTGGCTTGTTCCTGCAACGTTGACTGAAGAGCCGTAGTCTGCGCAGTTGCGTTGATGTTTGCTAATTGCACAGTTGACGCTAGGCTCGCTACATCATAGCCGTACTTGCTTTGAATATCGGCAAGCGCGATTGACGTTGCGTTGTTATCTTGGTTCGCTTGCAGAGATGCATTCACACCGGCAATCTGTGCCTGTTGCTGCATTTGCGATTGCTGTAAAGCAGTTGCCGCCGCAATTTCGTTCGGATCGACACCGGACGTTGCAACAGCCGACGTGCCGCTACCGGCACTCACATAGAAAACAACCGCCACCGATGCGAGTAGCGCGCCGATGGAAATGTACGGGTGTTTTTTAATAATTTCCATGTTACATGCTTCGGCGTGTTATTGTCGGATCGACGGCATTTGGAACGAAGGTGAAATTCTGCGGCGCGGGGCCACTGTAGCCACCGCCGAACGGATTGAAAAGCGGCTGCATCGCCATTTGACCGGAAACCGTGCCGCCGAGTGAAACGAGCGGGATAGATTGCAACGCATACATAGGGCGTGTCGTCGGTCGGATCGGATCACGGGTGGCAATCGTCGGACCGGACGGCGGGAATGGTGCCAGCGAAAGGCTTTCCAGCGCATACGCCATTGCGCCCGCGCTCGGTTGCACCGTATTGGAATAGTGCAACTCGAATTGCGGTTTCACAACGCGCGCGTCGGCTGCGTGAACACCAACCTCGCGCCGCGTTTTATGCCGGAAACGGAACATGACTATTACAAACTTCCACTCGAATTAGGCATGAATGAGTTGAAAGCATTTGTATTGAGGCCGAACCCGCCGCCGCCCGTTACGGGCGCTTCCGCCGCGCCGAGGATCGATGAAAATGCCTGTCCGCCCGCTTGCAACACGCTCCCGGTCTGCGCGTTGCGCGAGACAAGTACGGCGAGAATTGCCACACCTACCACGGCCATGAGAATAGCGGAAACCTGCTCGGTGATTTGGTTCACGGCGTTAGCTCCTATGCGAAGGCGGCGGCAACACCGACAATGTCTAACACATTGCTCGCGGTCTTGCCAGCGGTTGAAGGCGCAGCGGTGTTGCTGCCGGTTGACGATGACGAGGGAATGACGGGCGCGGGATTGGCCGGTGTCGCTGCCGGTCCAGACGCCAGCGCGCTTTGCAGTTTGGCGAAGGCACCACCGTTTTTCAAGACGATGACCAGCAACACCAGCACAAGGAAGCTATTGGCGAAGGCGCGCAGCGGCGGCACGTAACCAACCGCGCCGATCAGGCCAATGGCTGCTAGCCACGTCGTGAAATTGCCGGGGCCGGTGAAATCGCTTTTAATCTGAGTGCCGAATTGCGAATACGTGTTTTTCACACCACTCACAACCATAAGCAATCCGACAATGATAAGAGCGATTGGCATTTGAACGCCTAGCCCGTAAGAAAACCCATGTATTTAGGCAACTCGCCGCGCGCGGTTACAAAGAAACCGAACGCCAAGAACAACGTCAATACAATGACGTTGTCCTGTCTCACGAGATGCCGACCGCCGCGCCGATTTGCGGAAATTTCCGGCCGATGACGTAACCAACCGCCAGAATGATGATGACAGTGAGCCAGTAGTTCATGGTCAAGCCTCCGTTAAATGACGCAAGATGATGCGCCACAAAGCCATGATGATGATCAGAACACCGACGAAAAGAAACCAGTCGGGTGCCGACATATCGGCAGAGAAAGGCTGTTGCCATGTTTTCTTGAGATCGTCGATGATCGCCTGAAACATAACAACGTCCTTTCGTTAATCGCGGCGAGAGGCGGTGAGTGTCACCGCACCGCCTCTCGCGCCTCGCAGGTGTTAGACGTGGCGCGTCGTCACACCGAAGGTTAATTGCCGTAAAGGCTGCCCGCGTTGGTAACCTGATTGATGAGAGCAAGCATTTCGTAACCAAGCAGCACGTTCGCCGTCGCGTTTGTCACGCTGGACGGATTTAGGATAAGCTGCATATTGCCATACTGGATTGTTGCAACCGGCTTGTTGCGGAAATCGAAATAGTACGTTCCTTTCGGGAAATCGTCACCCAACATATTCCGCGTGAGCAACGATGACATGAACGGATCGTATTTGTTGATGAACGTAAAGTTTGCGGATTGCAAACCGACATAGTTCAAATCGGTTCCCGCGTTCAACGTACCGGCGTTGTCGTAAATCGCAAACACCGACATGAAATCGCGGAAGTTCGCCAGCGGCACCGGGAAATCCTGACCCTGTGTCAAACCCGTGACGGATGTGTTCGACAACAGATATGCCGTTGAAATGTCCATGAGCGGCAGGATTGGGCCGTTGCTCGACATGGGAACTTGATCGAGATAGTTCTGATAGATCGTGTAGTTCAATGCGCCGAGAGTGCCAATCGCCGCCGTGGACGATTGATAACCGGCGAGCGTTGCATCGACGCCTGTGCCGACCACGAAATTCGGATTGAACGTCATCTGCAAATTCATCGTGGCGTTCACGACGTTGGCATAGATCGCCCCGCGCAAATCGTAATCGCCGTAGGAAATCGGCAATTCGTAGAACATGCGGATGGTCTGTACCGTCGTGATCGGCGTCGGCGCGACGATGACCGGAAAATTGCTGCCGATGGCAACCGGGCTATCGTTCACGAACGCGGCACCATAAGCATTTTGCCGACGCGCCGACGCCAGCGCGTGAAGATGCCAACCGGCGGTGTTGATGCGCTGCTGATTGTTCAAATCCGTCAGCACGACGTTTGAAAGAAGATTGGCGGGTCCCCACTGGGTGCGTGTCAAAGTTTCCGCCGCGCTCTGCGCCAGCGTAATGGTGAACTCGACCACAAGACGTTTCACCAGTCCGACGTTGCGGATTGGAATATTCATCACGTTGTTTGTGAGAGGGTTGGCGACCTGTCCACTGGCGATTGCTTGCCACATATTCAGGCCGCGTTGAATGACCATCTGGCGCGCGGCCATGTTCGCTTGCTGTAACTGCGCGGTCGAGGGCGTCTGTGTTCCGGCTGAGCGCATTGGTAACTCCCGTTTGGCTATGAGGCGTTGACGTTACGATGCCGACTGATCGGCGGGTTTTGTTTGTAGAATGTGCGCCAACGCCATGCCGCCCAAGAGAACCATCAATGTGACGATTACCCAGTTGACGGGATTTGCAAGAAGAGCAAAATTCAGGGGAACGTATGCGCGCAGTTTTTCCATGTCACCGCGCCTGATATTGGCGGATGCCACTCGCCGCGAATTGCAACAGGACAACGCCGATCCCCGCCATGAGCAAGACGGTAATCCAGTTCGGCAAATTCCATTGAAGATATACGCGGTCCATCGGCGCAACTCCTGTTAGCTTCGTTGACTAGATCGCCCTGCGCCGGGGGGAGAGCCTAGCCTCAATATCGTTCAGGATCGTATCCCCGTCTGGAACGGGTTGCAAGTGGAATAGTGCGTTTCGTTTTACCGAATACCAAATGCTGTTAAATTCAGGCGGGACCGCCTCCGCTGCGCCTTCCGGCAAAAACCGACCGACCTTTTTTCTGTCGTCGCTGTCGTTAAGATGAAAGACGGCAAAGTGGTCTGCCTCCGAAAAAACGAAACGTGAAAGCCAAGCCGGACGCTGTGTGACAACGATTGCCGGGATATGCAAAGACCTTCCTTGAGTGAGGATCGCCGGAAGCCCCTTTTTGTCCGGTAGCATAAAACCTTCGTCAAAATACAATCCTGTTCGTCCACGTTTCCAAACACGCATGAGCCAATTGTCAACAGCGTCATCGTGTGTAGGTTCCGGGTGCAATATATATAGGCCGGGATATTTTGGCAATTCATTATAACCGATTTGCTTGATTTTCGGAGAGGCGTTCAAAAGGCTATCTCGCTTGTAATCGACGATGATAAACGGTTGCCGATCAAATGCTGATTTGGAAAGAAGCCACGCGCCCATAAATGTTTTGCCGCTGCCGGTGCGCCCGACGATAACCGTCCGTTCGGACGTTGTCGGTAACTGAAAATCTTCCGACATGATGCTAATTTTTCTTAATGCTATCGACAACCGTGTTGATACGGTCCACCGATTTACCAACGTCGTCGACTTTTACTTTCAATGCTGCGAGGTCGACGGCTTGCGTATTTGCGTTTGTCGAAACGCGATCAAGTGCAATCCATATCTTGTCGCTGCCGTCTTTCATGCCGTGCTTGAGATCGTCAAGCGTTGTGACCATGAAATAACCGATGATTGACAACGCCACGGGAATGAACACACGCGAAAAATAAATGACGGGCGTGCTGTCTATTACACGCCGCGCCGGTTCACTGATTGTGTGGTCACTGTCCGCCATCGCTCGCGCGATCCCAATAGTTTTTCCACTCCGCGTCTGTCCACTGCGTTGTATTCATGCGCAACAGAAAAACGGAATGTGTAGCCGCAACCTTGTCAGCCGCGCCGAACGTCTTTTGTACTTTCGCTGCCAACGGTGCCGCGTCGATGACGATTTGATGAACAAGCGGGTCAATCTCACGCACAAAGTCAATCGCGGCTGGACCGTATTTCACGGCCAGCGCGATCAGTGTTGCCAGAGGAACGCCGAACATGGTGTTTACGTTCCCGACTGTGCCGCTTTGGCTGCAACCGCTGCAGCGCAAAGCGTGTTGACGCCAGCCGACACGTCTGCCGCCGTCGAGGCGGCGCTTGTGTCCTTCGTACCGGGATCGGACGCCAGAGCGGTAGCAGCCGCACCCGCAGCCGGTGCCGCGACAACACAGGCTTTCGTCGTGGCGTTCAACGTGGCCTTGCTGGCTGCCGCGAGATCGGATGCTGCCGTTGCAAACTGCGCTTCAATGTGAGAGCAACCCGCAAGAGATACACCGAGAATTAGAACGGGAATGAACCGTTTCATTTTAGCCCCCCCATGTTTACTTGTTCGGGATGAAATAAACCGCGATGGCTGTCACCGCCGCGATAACGCTGCCGACCGTTGCCGGATCGGCGTTAAAGTGCAAACCGTACCGCTGATTGATATACGCCAGACCGGAAACAATCAGCGGCACGATTGCCTTGTCGAATGTCGTTAGCATGTGAGTGCGCCTTTCCTATTCGTGTGCATATTGAAAATGCATCGGGTCCTGCCGATGCCTGAAATCACCGCCCCACGTTGCGCCCGTCGATTTGAAAATGTCAATGACGAATTGCGCCATGTGTGAAACGTGTTCGTAATTCATCGGCTCGTGCTGCGCGTCAAAGTCAATCGCGGCGGCAACAGCGTGAACGGACATTTTTAACGCCGCGCCACGCACAAGCCGGTCATTGAACGCACCGGAATAATTCTGCAAGCCGGTGTCGTTCAACCGTGCCTGATCCTGAGCAACATGATCCCAAATTTTCGAGAACGCTTCAAGCAACGCGGGCGCGGCCTTTGCGTGAAACATGATGTGTGACACGACAAGGTTTCCGTAAGTTGCTCGCCACGGAAACGCCACCGGCACAAGATTGTTAGCTTGCCATCCGGGCAAATGTGGATTGCCATAGAACGCAATCAGGGACGCATTGTCGTCATGCGGCGTTTCCATCATTGGCTTTGACCATCCATCGGCACGAAACCCTCGCGTGTCATTCGAACCACGTTGTTCGGATTTTCGGCATCATCGGCTTTGCGTTTCTTTGACGCCATGATGCGCGTGCCGTAAACAAGCGTGAGTGTCGTACAAAGATTTATCCAATCGAGGGTCTTTTGTGTGGCCTGTATATTATAATGACGCGACACATTAGCGGTTGCTTCCGCCATGTTGTGCGCTTCGATTTCTGTCAAAATAAGTCCAGGCGCTTTCAGCACACCGGCCAGAAGCATGTGCGACGAAAGCAAAATCTTTTCGATGCCCGATACGTCTAGAGCAGATGCCTCTTGCGTGTAGATTGGGGCTGTTGCACTTGCGGCCTTTCTTGGCCTTCCCGGCTTTCGCCCGGCTCGTGCGGTTTCACCTCCAGCGGCGGGTTGCTCTGATCGTCCGATGTCGGCGGGGTTGACGCTGATCGGTTTTCCGGCTTCAAAGCCCCCAAGAGTAACGCGAGGCCCGATTGCAGGTCCGCCACCGTTTTTTCCAGCGTCGGGATTTTCTGAAATTCCGTTTCCGCCCTCTGGCTGAATTGGTTCCGCCATGTCTCAAACTCCGTTCTCGTTGTTTCGATGCGCCCGCCTAATTCGGTATTGATCGCCGCGCCCGCTATTTCCGCCGCCGCGCGATTGGCGCGTTCGGCATCGGCGTGTGCCGTTTCGATGGCATTTGCCGCCGCCGTTTCAACGTGTTCGGTGTGTTCAGTTACAACCCGCGCGGCTTCCGCCGCAGCCTCGGCGGGTTTCGACGTTTCAACGTCTTTCGGTTTTTCATCCGCCATCGTTCTAACTCCGCTAGCCGCAATTCAATTCCTTGGAGAACAAACCCGATAACCTCCGGTGTCATGGGACCGTTTGTTATCGGGCTTATACAACACGCCGAAAAGTTTTCCGGCAACGCCGAGAGTGTATCAGCGATCCGAGTTTCGACGTTCGATTGCTTTTGCAAGTCCTTCGGCGTGGTCATGATAGTGATATTTTCTCAAAACGTGTTCGATGGCCGCAACACGCTCGTCGAGAGACGGGCCGTTATCAGCCGTCAATCGCGTCGGTCGACTTTCCATGCTGGCCGATGATCGCGTGTCCGTTCGGTTGTTCTGATCGTCCATTTTCAACTCCTAAATGCCGCATGATGACGGCTTGCTGCGCCGAAATATCGGCAAGTCTGCGATCCAATGATGCCAGTAAATCGCGGAATTGGAAAGCCTGTTTTTGAATTTCCGCCGGGTCAATATCAACGCCGAATGTTTTCAGCAATTGCATCAAGCCGCTTTGCGCCATGCCCATTGTTGTGATCCTTTGCTATAAAGTTGTGTATGTGACCGAGAAACACCATTGATCGCCGCCCGTCGTTTGTCCGGCGGCCAGCCCCGTAATCGTCGTGCTGTAGCCGTCGTCATATTGCGCAAACCCGTTTGTCAAATCTATAGCAACCTGATTTGCCGCCGGATTATCCGGCACGAGAACAAGCCAGTATTTTTGATTTGCTGTAATCGGAACCGGCGTTGTAAATAGCCAAGTGTTTACAAGATGACCGTTGAAAATAATAGTTGGCGCGATTGAAACACTACTGCCGAGTAGAAACGCGGGATTGGCGCCGTTGTCGCTCCATATCTCACAATGATATGTGCCGACCGGACCAAGACCAAATGAACCGTTAGTCTGGAATTGTGCTTGTGAAATCGTTGCGTTTGCAGGGCCGGAAAATCTCACCCCGAGATATGGCGTTGCAGGTGAAATCAATTCCGCCGTTACACTACCACCAAGTGTTGAAATCGTCGATGTAGTTTGTAATTGTGGTCCCTGATATGAAAAGCCAAAAAGGAAATCAAATCCCATGAAAAACGCAGCGGAACATATAGATTGAATAACCCAATTTTCCGACGCATTGAGTTTGTACTGCAAACCTGTTTTGCTGACAACGGGTTGCGGATTGACGCCTAATTGATCTTCAACATTTGCATCGGAGTATAGAAATTCATACAGCGTACCGCTCGCACCCAACGATAAAATTTTGATTGTGCCGCTGCCACCACTGGCACTGTTTGCATTGGTGGAACGCGAAATTGAAAAATCAGTCAACGTTATAATGCCGCCTTGCAGAAACGGCGTATTCAATATCGGAATTTGCTTTATTCCGGCGGGCGGTTGCAGACGCTGATACTGCCACTGATCGCCAATCGCGGGCGATGCATAACCAGCCGAGAATTGATTAAGACCGCGCGAGAGTTGCGGCGATGCGCGCCATTGCGGATAAGTGTTCTGTATTTCCTCTATCGAACCAAATGGTACTGGCTCGTTCATAAAGAACACGCGCGTCTGCGAGGCATCGTTAGTGCCGAAACCGCGACCCGCAACAAGGCACATCAATGAATTTGTCAGGACCGGTGAAAACGCTGTCTCGAATGGCGCGCACGTCACCGTAAATTGTGTGTCGGGAAAGTAGACGTACACGCTGCCGTCCGATCCCGTGTTGTCGATATAGACGCCACGGATCGTCGAGATTGAAGTCTGATTTGATTGTGATGCGCCGCCACCGAGATTGACAGAAACCGTTACATCGGGATTTGCCTGATTGACGCCATAGGTTGCCCATTGAAAGAGCGTCGGTACCATGCCGGGGCTTTCACCGGGCGGGCGCGGTTTATTACCCGGTAGCAGGAACGGCGCGCCGATGTATTGCGCTTGCAATCCAGCATATGGATTTATCGACACGTCAATTGCCTTTTAACGCTATCGCCTGTGTTGCCATAGCAACCGCCGCGCTTGCCGCCCACGACGGGTTATAACTTGGGCCAGTTGTCACAGCGACAACCTTGAAGCCAATTCCAACCGACAATCCAAACGCTCCTCCAGTCGTTTTCACAAGATTTGTGTAACCACTACTTTCTGTATAAACAACTTGTTGGTTTGAATTATAGGACGATGATAAAATAAGTTCGTTTGCTTTCGACAATGTCGCAAGTGTCACACTTGGCGTTGTCGTGTTTGTCGCGCTTTGCGCTTGCACGTCGAAAGGAGACGTTGGCATAATGCCGTTAACGTGGAAGCAATAGACACTTGTACCGCTCGAACCACCCGCACCCGCGCCCGACCACGTAACCGTTATAGTTGTGCCACTAGGCGTGGCAGAAGCATTACCTGCAATCCACCATTCGGCACCGATAAAAGAGCCGGTGTGTAAAACGGAAACCGACGAATAACTATTCGTGCCATCGCTGATCGATGCAACCGAAATGCTGTTGTTTGTCGTCCACGTCACATAACACGCCAGCAAGTCGCCGGACACTGTCGGGATAGAGGTAAGAAGAGTGGTTGACGCTGGCGGGGCTGTTGCGATTGTTTTCGACGCAATCAAAACCGGCGTTCCAATCGGCACCGGACCATAAGGCCCCGTTCCCGGTCCCGGTATGACGACGAATTGCGCCATCGCCGCGCACGACAAAAGCGCGGCGATACCCGCGCCGATCAAAAGTTTTTTCATCATCGCGTCACACGAAAATTGAGTGTCACCGCGCCCGGTGTGATCGATGCGCCCGTGTTGTTACATTCCTTGGCATTGACCGTGTTTGCTGTTGGATAAACGATGATTGCCAGCATACCGTTAGTCGATGGAATAAAACCCACAATGCCAGTCGGATCGCCGTTAAATGTTGCCTGTATTGTGTCGGTTGTCGCAAGACCTGTTGCCGTTGCGGTGTAGGCCGCACTACACGCGCCCGATGCAACGGCGGTTGTGCCTAACGAAACCGTCCCGCTCGCAATCGTCAATGTAGCGGTAGCCGGAAGCCGCGCAACAGCGAGTGTCCCGCTCGAAATGTTCGTTGCGTTAGTTGCGTCTGTGCCACACGATGCTGCCGATCCCGACAACGCCGCACAATTCAACGTCACGAACGTATCGTCACCACGCAAATAAGTTGTTGTGTTATTGGGCCATGCTGGCATCAAACCCGGTAATGACGCTGTCGATTGATTTATCAGCGTCGTCAATTGTGCTTTCGAGCAATTGATCGGCGTGCCGCCCGCGATGCTACAAAGCGCGGTGTTTGCACCTAGCGTTGGCAGTTGGGTTAATGCCGCCTGTCCGCTTATGAGCGAGAACGAATAGTCACCCGACACCGCGACGACAACACCCGTGCGCCCGAATACTGACGCAACACCACCAGCCGGGACCGCGCCACCGTCCTGAATATGAAACTTGTCAACGAATGTCGAAAGATGGCCGGGTGTTACCGCGCCGCGTGTCGTTACGCCGGGATTGCTTTGCGCAAACGCTGCGCTTGAAAAAAGCGCAACAAAAGCGGCGGCAACAAAAAGTTTTTTCATGATGTCCTCTTACGCCAGTTCATAGGCGGTGATGTTGTCACCAACCGTGCCAATTGCATGAACATCTTGCAATGACAAATTCAAACCGTTCGGAAGATTGCCACCCGGCATAATTTCATATGAATGGAAATCCTGTGTTGCCGCCGCGCCCCAAGATACAAACACGGAATTTGCGTTCGCGGATGGCGCGGAAATCAGATAACCCTTGCGGTTGGCGTTTGCCGGAATAAGGATCAAATCATTGCCGGTAGCAGCAACGCTTTTGTTCGTATAAGCGCCCGTAGCCGGAACAAATGGAACGCCCGTTACCGTCGTTGGGCCGAATTGCGTCATCGGCATGGGGACGTTTAGAAAGATTATGAGACACACAACACCATTGCCCGGTGTTGTCGTCGCGGTGCAACGCAAGCCCGAAGGCGCAATCACGGGCCAGATACCTTGCGCCTTCGCCGGGATGACAATAGCCTGACCCGTTTGCGAATAAATCAGCGACAACGGGTTGGGGTTGTTTGAATTGTCAATCCACGCGCTCTGTACAAAATCTATGATGCCGCGTTGTGTCTCGGTGATAAGATCGAAATCGATTTCACCGTTCACGGTAAAATCGAGTGAAATTGGCATCGCTTTCGCGCCGCCGGATGCCGGGGCATAACCGTTGAAAACCGGAAATTCAGTTTTGATCGCGTTGCTCATCCGATGGCCCTTTTGCGTTTAACGATGCGCGACACACTTGTTCCAACCGTTGCACGGACATTGCGCGTCATATAATTTTGCGTGGACATTTTCGTAAACGTCGGTGCCGGATTGACGAAAGGCACAATCTCACTATTGAGCATCCGCACAAGGTCATTCCACGTCACGTCCTGCACACCCTTGGAGCGTACCTTGACGCGCCCCGGCTGTCCATCGGAAATCCCCGCAACCTTGTAAGCATATAGCTTTTTACCGGCGACAATCACCTCATCCAAAACGCTTTCAACTTTCCACGCGCCCAAGTTTTCATTGTGAATTTCCACACCTCTAAGCCCCCGGCATATAAGGCTGTCAGTGTCACAATAGATTGCATCGTCGGCGCTGGCGATAGCGTCCAGAAGCGTTGCACGGGCCGCGCCCGTGATACTGGCCGCTGTTGCGACATTGAAAAATCGCATGTGTGGCGTCGGGCGCGACCACACCCAATAATTGTTACACTCCATTTCCGGTAACTGACCCCACTCTTTCATGATCGAACCATTCGCCAATTCGGGACGCATGACGGCCAATTGTTTCACCGCATTGGAGCAATCTTCCAATGCCGGAATTTCATCGGGCGCGGTAAGATAACATTCCTTGAAGCGGCGAGGATTTTGCGCAAACTTTCCATAGGCGTTATTCATAATCAATTTGTAGAAAATGTCGTCTTTCTTCATTTCGAGATAAGCCGCTGATCCTTCCTGCAAGGTTTTCAACGCATGTTTTGTGACCTGTCGTTTTGCGTACAGCGGCAAGACGAATTTTTCAAAATTCGAGCGTAACGGGAAATCGATGCACCATTTGATTTTGACGTTTTCAATAAGACCGTGACGGCGCGCGGCCTCATATTCCCATACTGTCGTTCGGAAAGAGCCGTGTTCGTAATCCGCCGTAATCTCCCCATCATCACCGCGTTTGACAAGCGCTCCGAAATTCTTGCACTCCAACTCCATAAAAATCGTCTGCGGCGTTGGTCCGCCACGCCGCACGACAAACTCATTGCCTATAGGATGCGCGTAATTCGCCATGACGTTAGGATACATGCTGTTAACGTCATACAACTTGTAAGGCTCGCGCCACGTCTCGCCACCGAACACGCCACGACCTTGCAGACATTCAACACGCCCGCCGAAAAAATAATTTCGCAGAAAGGCGTCGGAATTTTCTCCGAGCCGCGCGACTTTATAATTCTTGCGTAGCTCCGCAATCGCGGCCTGTCCGATAGACAGTTTCAAACCAAATTCACGGACGAATTTTTTCACCACGTCCAGAAGATACGCGCAATCCGAAATACAATAATGGATAATCTCCTCACGATGCTTGTCACGAGCACCGCGCTTCATTTTCTCGTATTGGATTTTATCCTTTTGAATGTTTGCAAGCCGTTCGGGGATAATATGGTAACTGTCTCTAATTTCATGCCTACCGATTTTGGCAGACATGATACTACGACCCTTAAATGATACAAACCCTCGCAATCGGTGTAACAGAAACATATAGTCGAATTTTCCGCCATTGTGTGCGTACACAGTGAATTTTCCGGGCAGATTTTCGATTGCTCGCAAAACTGCCGTAACAAATCGTTCATTGTTTTCATCCCATATGATGACCGGCTCCGCGCCGTCACGATATAAGACTGCCAGAAAAGGTTTAATGATTGCTTTCGATTTTTTGTCGAAAGGATCGGTTTCCATGTCTAGAACCGCGATATTTTCGATCCTGTCCGTTTTCTGTTTTTCGATTTTGCGCCGCTCGTATTGACGATTGCTCATTCTTGTTTCACCGATGCAGGGACGATGATTGATAGCTCCGAGAATTTCAGCCGGTGTAGGCGGAACACAAATCGCTTGATAGAGCGTAAAGAGATCGGTCATTCGTCGTCGCTCGCGCCTTCGGCTTCGTCATCGTCAACCTCTTCGATTTCCATATAATCTTGCCAGTCCTTATAAGTTTTTTCGGCATACGGTTGCATGAACGCGCGCAATGCGTCGAGATCGTCGAAACGGACTTTCTGTCCATTGGCGAAAGGAACGCTAAACATGAATTTTTTTCCACGTGGTGGTTTGGGCATTTCACCGCCAAAATGCAGAATACGTTTTACGCGATGACCTTTTATGTGTCGCGTTGCCGTGATGTTTCCGCCGCGATCAATCCGCACATGCTCGCCTTTGCGGTGTGGAACGACAATTTGCATACCCTGCACACGAAAATTTTTGCGCGCTTGGCGGATTGCAAAACCTTTTGGCACCGTCACGACTTTGGCGCGGCGTTGCAACACGTCTGAAAATTTGGAAAGCAGTTTTATGCGCGTCGATTTATTTTTGAGGTTAGCGCGCTTTGAAACAAGGCCGAGGGATTTAAGAGTTTTTAATTGTGCGCCGCGTTGACTTTTTAGTTCCCGCTTGGCTTGCGCCAAACGTTGCGAACGTGTAAATCTCTTCGCCATGTGGCGCGCTTTCCCCGAAGCGGCCCATAAGTCGGGCCGGTGTCATGGTTCCCCCGGATCATGCACCGGCCTTGACTTTTACAAACTACTGCCGCAGTTCCCGTTTGACAAGACGCAAAATCTTGTAACGGACATTAGTCCCCGGCAACCCGTAGCGTTGCACCACGAATTGATCTCACACGAATGCGCACCGCATGACCGTCATTACCGCTCTTTATCGGGCATAAATCATGCTCGCAGGGCGCTACAATCTTGCCGACGTGATGATGTGAGCCATGACACCACACCACCATTGCACCGACACTCGCGCTCAAGGCGCGTTCGCCCCAAGTTTTCCACGCACACGCGGCGTTAAAACGCTTGCCCGGATCGTGCGACACAAGATTAAATCGCGCGTACCATCCACACCACGCTGCGGGACGCGCATAACTTTGAACACATGACATTGAAATAAAAAAGAACGCGGCGATCATCATCAATCGTGATCGGTGCAATACCATTTCCAACTCCCGTCGCTGTTGCGGTCTTTTGCCTTATCATGACAATAACCGAACGACAACGGTAAAGGCACGCAACCGGAAACCAGTGCCGCCAGAACGAACGCAAAAATCAATCGCATGGTGGTGTCTCCATTTCCGCGCGCGTAGCGTGACGCAAATAAGAAACGTGTTGAACGAAATACCATTCCTTTTCGAGCAACCGCAAACCGCGCCAGCCGTGATTGACGACACGCACCACGACCGCGCGCCGATCCTTGTAAACGCCTTTCGTCACAACGATGGTTGCATTGCGCGGGAAATGCGCGGGCGTCGGAATTTTGTTTGCTCTATTTTCGATGCCCATGTCAGATTGCTCCTGCGGTTGTCGAGTGAGTTATTATTACGATGATGAGCTGTGTGGTCGTCGGTGGGACGTTGCAAGCCCTGCCTATCCATAATTACGTCATGTAAAAGGATCGTTACTTTTTTGCCGCCAATTCGTATACAACGGCGCGCATAAATTCGATCATCGTATCTATGGCTGGAACGCTTGAAGGTCCACCGCCACTGTATCAGAAAATCATAATCGCAATCATCAACAAGTGTTTCGTACTGATTAAGAGAACCGACATAAATAATACGCACGGCAACACCCCGAAAAAATTCCCCGGTGTTTTTGACACCGGGGAACATCACAACACCGGAAAGTTACTTGCCTCTGCCGCCTTTGGTTTTTTCGTGCGACTGATCGGTGAGCGCTTCCGTGGTGGACGCGCGCAAATGTGCAAGGGGATCGCTGGACTTGCTCGCAATCTTCGGCGTGTATTCCCACGAATAGCCCTGCGGGTTATTTGACTTGACCGCAGAAACCTCGAAAACGAAATCGATACGCGCGTTTTCATCGGTCTTTTGCGCGTCCTTCAAAGGTTCGGCAATCAGGTTGTGAAAGCCGCTTGGGAAATAACACACACCCGATTGCACAACCGGCAATTCCGGGTTTGACGGGATTGCTTCAAAGTAGCCGGAGAAGCCTTCGTAAACCTCCCCGTTCGGCATGGTGCGCGTGATGATCTTGTCAACGTAACCCATCACGGTTCCCATCATCATCCGCCGTTCATTTTCCGGCAAGAGAGTGACGGCTTTCGGGTTTCCGAGATCGGTGCCGGGAACGATTTTTGCCTTGACGGCCTTCGCACGAGTATCAGCCATTGGAGTTTCGCCTTTCATAATGACGCGCCTTGGATATCACCACGCGCGCGCCGATGACGTGGTGATTGAAGGAACGCTATCTTGACCACGCCAAGATTGCAAGAAGCACAAGACCGAATACCGGCCAGAACGACATTCCAAAAATACACCATAGCGTCAAGAGAAACGCAACGATGATCCAGAATGTAAAAGGGATTAGAGTGATGAAACGGATCATCACACCGCCTCCCGCATGATCGCGTAATTGTCACGCACGATATTTTCAAGCAGTACGCCAATTCGTTTTGCTTCGTCGCGCGCTTCAAGATGCGTTGGCTCAATCTTTGACACATGGAACGCAATCACGCTCAATAGCGCGATAACACCGGCATCATAAGTTAGACCGGAGAGAGCCTTGTTAAGATCACGCGCGAGGGAACTTTGTTGTTCTCTTGAAATGTAGGGCATGTTATTCCCCCGCCACGTTGACAAATCTTTCCAGCGCGTCACAACACGTTCTGAGTTGAAAGCCGCGACCCATTTTGCTTTCGTATGTGATGGATAATTTATCACACAAAGCACTTGCCAAACTCTCGGCGGCAAGCCCCATCGCATAATATCCATGACGATCTTTGTGCACACCTTCGGCATGATGATTAAGTGTAAGACCATGTGGGTCACGCGGATTTTCGTAATGCTTTTGTGGGGCGACGGAAACTGAAAACGGTTTTGTGACCGTTTGCATAGCGGTGACACTTACAAGACAATGGTCGAGGTTGCGAAGAAACTGGATTGCATTTAGACAGGCGAGTTTATTGTACGTGGTCATGTGACACTCCGAGAGGGTTGAAAGTTTCAAACGAGACGTTATCACGCTCACCATGTCACAACCAACATAGCGGACGCGGCGCGTAATTTGCACATGCTCAATGAAAGAAACGCAAGAGAACGTACAAGCGTAACGTCACCCTTTTTAATGACGTAGCGCCAACGTCCGTTTTCGGCGCTTTCTATGTAACAAGTTGTGTCGCTGGCCTTGTCATACAAATAAACCGTAATAAAAGTCATGTGACACTCCCGATCTATTCCCCCGCGCGCCATGCCGGGCTAAGCGGGAATACTCTCACAGTCCCCCTCCCCCGTCAACACACCTCCCCATCATACGAAGCACGGCGCGGCGTGTGAACGACGG